TGCTAGTTTGTCTATTGATCCGCTGTCCTTCCAATCCCTTGCTCTCGGTGTTGGGTACATCCGATGATGTTGATATGCCACTTCCGTTTCCAAATACTTTTTGTGTCTTAAGTTCGCCATATTTTCTGTTAATTTCATAGACATTCCTAGAGCTGCTCTTGGAGTAGGCCACAATCCAGACACGCTCTCTTTTATGGTTGGCATCGACTGCTGAAGCTGGAATAACAAACGCCCTCGTGGAGTAGCCTTCACCTTCCAAGTCAAGTAACACTTCATCGAGGCCCAAGACAATGTGACCAGACACATTCTCGCAAAGGATAAGAGAGGGTCTTTTGTGTTTAATAATTTCAAACATTCTCGGCCAGAGGTGGCGGTCATCTTGCGTGCCTTTTTGCTTCCCGGCAACTGAAAATGGCTGACACGGGTAGCCCCCAACGATGCAGTCGATTTCTCCGCAACTGTCTGGGTCAAAGGTTTTGACATCTCCCCAAACAGGGACATCTGGCCAATGTCTTTTGAGTATGTGTTGGCAGTAGGGGTCGTATTCAACAAACTGGACTGTTTCAAAGTGTCCTGTTGCTTCAAGTCCGAGGTCGATCCCTCCGATGCCTGCGAAGAGGGATAGCGTTTTAATTTTTTCATTCAATTTCCCTTCCCAAAATAAGGCTTGCGTTTCTTTGGTTTGTTCATCATGTCCTGTGCTTTCTTAACCAATAAATGTGTATATCCATTAGCTGCTTTCTTTTGCGACATTTCTATATGGCCTCTGTCATAATCTTGTCTTGCTTGTATCACTACATCAGGCTCTATCTCTATCCACTTATCTGAATTAGGTCTTTTAAAAGCAATAGGATGCCATTGCATACTTTTTCGTAGTCTTTGATATTCACTCATATCGAATCACCTTCGCATTTATTACAATAAGTACTTAACACTAAGTGTCTATTCCATATAAAAATCATTGGGCTGTACTGCTCCATCTGTTAATCGTAATATTGCCTTCATAAACTTTCGGTCAGGTATCATACTGTTAGGGTGCGTAACTGGCAGACACCAACGCCTACAGACTGTTGCATGACTGCATCCTAATAACATAGCAAGCCTTCCGTAAGTCATATTTTTGTTTATTCTATATTCATTTAATTTCATAATGCTTATTTTATAAATTGTAACTAATATAAATATAGTTTATAAAATTAACACGAAGAGTCAAAGATTAATTAATATAGAAGTGAGGTAAATATGACAGAAAAATTAATTCCAGAGTATGCTGCAAAGTTATACTATTATCATCACAGCAATCCGTCTAGTGGTGATGGGCCTACCTTTTGGAATAAAACTAGAAAAAGAAAAATAGTTAACAAAGCATGGTCTATTGTTAAAGGTGAAATAAAAGGCGATAGAGAATTAGCTTTACAGACTATTGATGAATACTTTGACTCTAATGTAAAGATGCACTCTGGTAAAGTTGTACAGGAAATATGCGATAAGCATTTACTAGATAATATGCCTTATGCTCAAGCATTAAAAGAGGGTTATGAAAAGTTAAGAGAATACAAGATACCTACATGGCGAGACCGCGCCAAAGAAACAGCAGAATTAGAACACAAAGAAAAACTATTGTATGCCCAGAAAGAAGTTAAGGGTGAGATGGTATGGAAGAAGTCTAATGAAGGTACAGCTAGTGAGATGGATCTAGTTGCAGCTCATGCCATTGAAGGATTGAAAGAAGCTCAAAGCAAAAACGGATTAAATAGATTAGAAGC